GGCATGAGAACGTTTCCTATCTGATTAATCGGCCTGCTGAATTGAGGCCGGGGATGAGTTGTTTTAGCCAGCGCATGAAGGGACCGTATTCGCCTTCGGCTATATCACGGTCCAGGTTAGCGGCTGGCACCGTAGTTCGAAGTAATTCCCGGGTCACATCGTTGATTTTTTCACGAGACCGGGATTCGTTGTATTGCTGACTGGCTAATGCGCCCTGGCGCATTTTTAGTTTTGTATCCGTATTGGTATTGGTGGTGGCTGCTTTAGTTTGTTTGATTTGTGCAAAGACGGATTTTATATCTGCGGTTAAGCGCGATGCTTGAAGTGCAGAAGATATTGCTGGGGTGATTTCGTCTTGTATTTGAGCTTGAGCGCCACCTGGGGAGCTTGCGCCCCTGCCACCGGTGGCGGATAAGATTGGATTGAGGCCAGCAGCGCGAAGGTCAGTAACCTCGCGTTGATGAGCGGTAGAGGACATGCGTTCTTGGAAGGCTTCAGCTCTGCGAGCTTCAGCTATTTGGGCCTTGTTGCGGGCAGAGGCGCCTTTCTCTGAGAGTATGCCGACGCCCAAGGAGGCGCCGGCAGCGATAAGAGCGCCAAGGATCCCGCGTTGATATTTTGGGCCCTTGAAGTTTTTCATGACTACGGAGTGCGAAGACCAGGACGATCAAAAATGATCGATAAGACCTGGGACGCCGTAGAGCGGCATCGGCCTGGCACAGCGTAGTCTGAAGAATGAGTCGAAGATGAAATGCGGTTCGTTCGCGACCGCAATGATTCTATCGACGGGGGGATCGTCCTCAATGAAAGGTTCATTGAGGAACGGAGTACTGGCAAAGTCTTCCGAGAGATGCCAAGCATCTAAAGACTCCGGGTGGGAGCTCCGGAAGATGCCAGTGATTTGAGATGGTTTGTAGCGGTATTCGGCGTAGCGTTCTTGATAACCGAAAACGGTATCGTCGCTAGCGTCGCCGGTAGTGAAAATTTCTTTTTCCAATACCGCTTGTTCGCCTATGTTGGCGAGTGCAGGCCAGTAGAAATCGAAGCGGGTCTCGCGGGACCACATTCGATTCGTGCCCTGCTGATAGGTTAGATCGGCCCGTACGTTGATCAGGCCGATGATTACACAGTGTTCTGTGAAGGATTTAGTGAAACCGTGATTGACTAATGATGCGGTTCCGATGGCAGCCAGATTAGCCTGGGGTGATGCATCGGGACCGGAGGGATCGGTTTCTGATGTTTGAGCGATCGGAGAAATTATTACCGGGGAGCTGCCGCCCCCGAGATACTCCGGTCGCTGTAGGCGTGCGTCTGGTGACGTCACGCCGAAGTGAGCGCGAATGATTTCAGTGTAGCGGGTACCCCCGCGAGCATCGCGCTCAAAGAGTCGTTGGATTTGGAAGCCCTGGCGTAGAGCATTGATGGTGACTGCAGTAGCGTCCGTTAGGTCGGCTATTAAGGCCGTGTCCTCCCATACGGCAGGACCGGCCGAGCCGACTGCAGAGTTCCAGGCCACCTCGATTACAGAGGTGGTCCTGTTGAGAGGTGAGGCACCGGTTCCGGAGGGAGCCTCGAAGGTCGGAATTCCGGTGCCGGGAGTTTCGGAGAATAGATCGGCGACGACCGGAGCTTCGGTTCCCAAAGGAACCGTTACGGCGTCGCCTTTTTGCGGCCAGGGCAGGCAGGAGGTGAAGTAATCGTGGCGTTTGCCGCGACGTTTGATTCCGTAGCTGATGACGTCGGGACCGTCGTCGGTAGGTACCTCCACGGCGGCGGCAAGATTTTGATCTCGGAACCATTCGTTCCAGATGAGATTGTAAGCTCTAAATGGCAGGCTTGAAGTTGAGTAGCTGCTATTAGTGTTAGTAGGAAGGCCGAAGTAATCGCCCAGTTGGAGCGCCTCGTGGCCGTTGGCCGGGGAGACGAGTTGGGGGATAACGAAGTCGGTTGAATCCCCTGGTTGTGTTTCTTCGCCATTGAATCTTTGCCAATTGTCCCATACCAGTCGGTAGGGTACGGCAAAGAAGAAAGTTTCCATGAACATGTTGTCCATGATTGGAAATATAGGTGTAGCGAGACGAGCGAAGCCCGTCATAGAAAGGTTGAAAGTATCGCCAGGAAGAACCTCATCCACGAATATCGGGATGAGTCTTCCGGCGTTGAAGGTTGTTTTATGGGCGTGTGAGCGGTCGAAGGAAGAGCGTTGAATTTCAGCTGCGGGCACCTGGCTGAATTGGTGCGCCATCACTGATCGGTTGCTGGTCGCCATTGCTTCGATCCTGGTTTTTTAAGTCGTGTGATTTAACATATTCTAGCCCATTCCCTATTGTCCGGACAACCTCGTGAGGGCTAATCAGGCCCTTGTTATCGTCATAGGTGCCTATTTCGAAGAGGGTGTAGTCGGCCGGATTCCGGCCGAACGCGTGGTCGATTGCGTTAACGCAATCCATGAACGTTCTTTCCGCCATATCGGCGGTTGGTAACGTGAACGGTGGAAGGTAGGCGTAAGCCTTTTGGTCGTAGATTGAGAAGATTTTATGTTCCATTTTCATAGTTCCTAGGTAAGATTTTGAGCTGTGCGGTTTTGCATTTTTCCCGAACTGCTAAGCGTTCGGGTGTAGAATCTTGTGTATGTTCCTTTTGAAATTTTTTGTTTTTCTCTTTAAGCTTTATATAGCCTTCTGGGTTTTGTATTTCGTAACGATTTTGATAGTAGCGGGGTGGTTTCATTTTTTTGCCCTTTAAGACAACAAAGTTGTCAGGGTAGACGTCCGTTTTATATTTTTCGTACCAGTCGTGCCCGATTCCGGGTTTCAACGACATGGTTGTATATTCTGAATTGAGTTTTATTACTTCCCCGGTTTCTTCGCTGACGCTTTCGTAGTGTCTCTCGGCGGCTTCGCCGTTTATTTTTTTCATGATGTAACGCGCAACGTAGGCTGCGCTTTCGAAGGTTACGGAACCTATCAGGGCAAAGCCCTGAGGCCAGAGGTATTCGAGGGTGGGGGAAGTAAAAGTTGCCTGCCCGTTCAGGTCCCGGAACAATTGCTTGTCCTGGAAGTCCAGTCCGAACAGGCAGGCGTGAAAGTGTGGACGTTTTAGTTTTGCGCCGTACTCGCCGCAATGATAGTAGCGTATTTTTTGAGGGCTGAAGTGCTTTCTCAGCCTTTTCATGAAGAGTTGGAAATCGTTTTTTATTAAGTTGCCATGTGCGGGCAGGTTGTGATCGTTGTATGTCAGAGTTATGAAGCAGTTGTCGTCGTGCAGTTGCGCTTCGTGCGTGCACCGTATCGCCCACTGTCGGGAGCGTTCCAATCTGCAGCCAATACATTGGCCGCAGGGAACTTGCATTATTTGGCCGGTTGATTCCCGGCGTTTCCAGGTAATACCCGGACCGACGGATTTGTAGCATGAGAGCGGGGCGTAACAGGGCACTGGACATATCCTATTAGCAGAGCCCAGGGCGTCCCCTGGGCGGCCGGGATTATAGTCGAATACCGCCGCGCATGGGTCGCGGCGAACTGAAGTTAATTCGAGGTGTTTTTTTGGCCCCGGCACGGAAGTTTTTACGGGACTTTTTGCGGGACATTTTTCTGCGGTAGGCCATGGTGTTTTTCCTCCTGTTTTGGGGCTATTTATTGAGTTTTTTTTGTCTAGGTGATTGGTCAATTTTTGACCAGCTGGTGTCACCTAGCACAGTTGACATCAAGTAAGAGCAACTGTGCGGCTTTCAGCCGATGGGTTTACTCCGGCGTTGGCGTTGTTTCCGGAGGTGTTGGGACAGGCGCTGAAGCGCTGTCGGATGCCTTCTCGGGATCCGAGACGGCAGGTGTGGCCTCCTCAGCTAAAAGACCGAGGAGAGCCATTTCCGAACGGTTGTTCGGATCCTCGCAGAACGCGAGGAATTTTTGCGGGCTATTGTCGAATTTAGCCCGTATTTTTGAAGGAAGCCCGTCGAATTGAGTCTGGGCTTCCAGGATTAGATTTTGAGCGGTCTGAAAGTCGATTGCTGGGGCGAAGCCATAACGCGGAGCGTTTTTGGCCATGTGATCGACTAGACCGGTTTTTTGGTATTTAGCCATTATATGGTTGATGTCGCACTCGTCTTTAAACGATTGCTTAGTTTTGCATTCACCAGCAGGTTGACCGAGCTGGTTTATTTTCGGTCCGTAAGCGGACCGGGTTATGTGTTTGGTTGGCATGAGAACGTTTCCTATCTGATTAATCGGCCTGCTGAATTGAGGCCGGGGATGAGTTGTTTTAGCCAGCGCATGAAGGGACCGTATTCGCCTTCGGCTATATCACGGTCCAGGTTAGCGGCTGGCACCGTAGTTCGAAGTA